AGGAGAGTTTCATAATGAGCCTATGATTATTATGGCATTTCTACCACAAAATAATATTGATAACATTTCAAAAGCAATACAAAAACTTTTGAAAAGAAATAATGTTATTCCAGACTATGAAATAATTAGTATTAATAGTAAAACAACTAATAACCCTAAACAAAGTATAGAAGATGCTCGTATTAAGGCAAGAAATAGTGGAAAAACAGGTGTTTTGGTATTAAGTGGGAAACAATGTAGTCTTGGAGTATCCATTGATAATTGTGATATTGTATTATTACTAAATAATAGCACGAGTTTTGATATGATTTATCAAATGATGTTCCGTTGTATGACAGAAGGAAAGAATAAAAAATGTGGTTTTGTTGTAGATTTGAATATTCATAGAGTGATTGAAACTTCTGTAATTAATTATGCCTCATTGATAAAACCAGATCTTCATCCAAGAGAGGCTACAAAATTCATTCTACAAGAAAGACTTATTAATTTAAACGGTGATCATTGGATGCCTTCTTTTGGGAATGATATCTCAAATATTACTGCTTTATGTGAAAATGTATATGAAATGTATTCGTCTAATACTGAAAATGCACTGAATCATTTCTTAAATCGTCTTCGTTTTAAGGAAATATTACTTACAAAAGAAGAACAGAACGTATTTAATGTTCTGTTTAATCATACAACACCTACAAAAAAACAAAAAGAACTAATAGACAAATTTTTGGAGGAGAGTGAGGATCAAGAAAAAATCAAAAAAGGCATTGAAAAAACAAAGGTTGATAATGAAGTCATGGATATATCAGCATCAGACACAAGTGATGTAAACAAAGAAAAGCAAATAAACTATATGGATATTCTAAAACATATTATTCCTCTTATATGTTTATTAACTATTCATGATAGAGAAACATCGTTTGTAGAAATGTTTGAATTAATTGAAAAGAATGAATATGTGTACGCTATCCTGATTGACCAAACTAAAAGTTGGTGGGGTAAATCAATTGATGCAACGATAATAAAAAAGTTTATCCTTGTGTATATGAAGTATATGAAAGATGACAAGGAAACGAATCAGATCATACGCACCGTCAAAGAACTGTTTATAAAAAATATACATAACAATAGAGAATTGTCTAACTTGATAGATAAGTATTTAATCCCTCAGGAACTTGAAAAGAAAAGTAATGCTGAAGTGAGTACACCATTCACATTAAGACAAGAGATGTTGGATACAATACCGGTGGAATTCTGGACGTCTACAAAAACAGTGTTTGAACCATGTGCAGGAAAAGGTGGTTTTATTGTGGATATCATTGACCGGTTTATGATTGGTCTTAAAGAAGTTATTCCTGATGAACGAGAAAGATATAGAACAATCGTAGAAGAGTGTTTGTATTTTAGTGATATTAATCCAACCAATATATTCATCTGTAAGTTATTGATAGATCCTTATAATGAGTACACATTACACTACAATGAGGGGGATACACTTCAATTAGATACCAAGGAGAAATGGGATATAGAAGGGTTTGATGCTGTTATTGGTAATCCACCATATAACTCATCTGGTAATACAGGAACAGGTAATACTATTTGGCAAGATTTTACAAAAATATCGTTACATAAACTCCTACAAAAAAATGGTTATCTATTATATGTTCATCCTCCAGGTTGGAGAAAACCAAATACAGAAAGAGGTAAATTTTATGGATTATATAAATTAATGACACAAGAAAATCAAATGATATATTTATCTATCCATGGTATTAAAGACGGACAAAAAACATTTAATTGTGGAACTCGTTATGATTGGTATTTAATTGAACATACATCTAAATATACTACAACTATTGTTAATGATGAAAAAAATAATAGGTTTATTATTGATATGAATAAGTTTAATTGGTTGCCAAATTATAATATTGATATTATTCAGGATATTTTAGCTAAAGAAAATGATGATAAATGTAATATTATTTATAACAGAACAAGTTATGGAGCAGATAAGAAAGATAGAGTATCAAAAACAAAAACTGACGAGTTTAAATACCCTTGTATACATTCAACCCCAAAGAGCGGTATTAGATATATGTATAGCAAAGTAAATGATAGAGGACATTTTGGAGTATCAAAAATTATATTTGGCGAAAGTGGAATATATAAACCTGTTATTGATATGAAAGGAGAATATGGAATGACACATGGTGCAATGGCAATACAAGTTGATAGTTTAGAAGAAGCAACTAATATTAGTAAAATTATTGAGAGTGATAAATTTGATAAAATTATTCAAAGTTGTATATTTTCTTCCTTTAGAATAGATTGGAATATATTTAAAGATTTCAAAAAAGACTTTTGGAAAGAATTTATCTAAAAACTATTTATTGAATTTTTTATTATAACATATAGATATTATAATAAAATGAAAAACGATAAGGAAAAGAACCAGATTATTAGAACTGTCAAGGAATTGTTTATGAAAAATATACATAACAATAGAGAACTGTCTAACTTGATAGACAAGTATTTAATCCCTCAGGAACTTGAAACGAAAAGTAATACTGAAATGAGTACACCATTTACATTAAGACAAGAGATGTTGAATACAATACCGGTGGAATTCTGGACGTCTACAAAAACAATGTTTGAACCATGTGCAGGAAAAGGTGGTTTTATGATTGGTCATGAATCTACTATTCCTGATGAAAAAGAGAGATATAGAACAATCGTAGAAGAGTGTTTGTATTTTAGTGATATTAATCCAACCAATATATTCATCTGTAAATTATTGATAGATCCTTATAATGAGTACACATTACACTACAATGAAGGAAATACACTCCAATTAGATATTAAAGAGAAATGGAATATAGAAGGGTTTGACGCGGTTATTGGAAATCCACCTTATCAGGAAACTGATAAAAATAATAAAAGTAAAGATGGCACAAATTTATATACAAAATTTATTAATCATAGTTTTAAAAATATATTGGAAAACGGATACTTACTATATATTACACCTATTTCTTGGTTAGGTCCTTCGACTAATAAGCAGATGGGTAATAATTTATTACATAATATATTTATGAAATATGATTTAATGCATTTAAATCTTAATGAATGTAAGAAATACTTTAATGTAGGTTCAACGTTCTCTTATTATTTAATACAAAAAAAATAACATATAAGTTATATCCGTATGTAGTAAGTAAATATAATAAAGAAATTACAATAGATACTATTGATTTTAAAACATTAACAAATATGAATTTTCTTCCAATACATATTAATAATGAAACAATAAATATTGTTAATAAAATTATTAATAATAAAAATAAATTAACAATTGAAAGAACTAGAAAACTTGACACATCTGCAAAAACAAAAAAACATTTATCTAATGAAAAGGATGATAAATTCAAATATATTACTTATCATACAACAACAAAGACATATTACTCCGATATTAAATTAGACATATATGAAAAAACAAAAATTATATTAAATATGGCAGGATATTTAAAACCAAAAATTGTAAATAATTGTAATCTAACAGAAAGTAAGTTTTATATCATACCACATAATAATGATGAATGTAATAAAATAATAAAGTTACTTCAAAGTAATGAAGTAATACAATATTTAAAATTATGCAAATATTCTGGATTTAATTCAAGACCTGTTTTGGAATCTATCTCATTTGATTAAATAAAATATATTTTTATATAAATAATTGATATATTTATATAAAAACATGAAAGAGGATAAGGAAACAAACCAAATCATACGCACCGTCAAAGAACTATTTATGAAAAATAATAGAGAACTGTCTAACTTGATAGACAAGTTGTTCAAATGTGTAAAAGAATAATTATTATCCTAATGTATAATAATGACTAAATTATTCAGAGCTTTATCACCAATTCATGGTATTGGTTTATTTGCAGGAGAGTATATACCGCCAAATTCTGTTATATGTAAAGCATTTCATAAAAATAACAATTGTACTTGTACTATTAGTGAAAATGGCAAATATGTGAATCATTCTATATGTCCAAATACCACTCTAAAACAATTAGATCAAGAATACTATCTGGTATCTACTTTTCCAATTTATCAAGGAATGGAGATATTTGCAAATTATTATAATACACCAGAATGTATTGATAAACCAGATAATTTTTAATATCTATATATAATAAATGAACAAGTTTGTATATTCTGGTATTATTGCATTTGTCGTTGGTACTATTTACTATATTAATATGTCATGGTCGATTCCTAAAGAGTCAAATTGTTCTTTCAGTGCTAATATTTGGACTGATATTGCAGCATTTATCATTGGAGCATTTATTGTACGTCAGTCTATAATATATGATGATATCTATTTGAATATAGTAGGTGTTGCTATCATTACAGAACATATTTGGCAATTAGTTCATAATAAGGTTGATTTTCTCAAACCATAGAATAGATAGATCTAAAAAAATTTAAAAAAGTATGAATGTCATATTAACATAATGAGTGCTATTGGTATTGATTTAGGAACAACATATTCATGTGTGGGAGTCTGGCAAAATGAACGTGTAGAAATTATTGCGAATGATCAAGGAAATCGTACAACTCCATCTTATGTGTCTTTTACTGAAACCGAGCGTTTAATTGGAGATGGTGCTAAAAATTATGCAAACATGAACCCTGATAATACTGTATATGAAAGTAAAAGATTAATTGGTAGAAAATGGGATGAAACGGAGGTTCAAGATGCTATTAAACATTTTCCTTACAAAGTAATTAATAAAAATAATAAACCAATCATTGTAGTTGAATATAAAGATGAAACAAAAGAATTTGATCCAGTTGAAATTGGAAGTATGGTATTGACTAAAATGAAAACTATTGCAGAAGAATATTTAGGTAATAAAGTCAAAGATGCTGTTATTACAGTACCAGCGTATTTCAATGATAGTCAAAGACAGGCGACTAAGGATGCTGGTACTATTGCTGGACTCAATGTCTTACGTATTATTAACGAACCTACCGCAGCAGCACTTGCTTACGGATTGAATACAGATACTACAACAGAAAAAAATATTCTGATTGTAGATATTGGCGGTGGTACTACTGATTTTACTGTTATGACTATTGACGAAGGAGTCTTTGAAGTTCGAGCAACTGCTGGAGACTCTTATTTAGGAGGTAGTGATTTTGATCAAGCATTAGTGAATCATTTTCGTGCAGAATTCGAACGAAAACACAAAAAAACGATTAAAGATAACAAACGTGCCATGAGAAGACTTAAGACTTCATGTGAAAGAGTAAAACGTATCTTATCTTCGAGTATGAAAGCTAACTTAGAGATTGATAGTTTTTATGAAGGTATTGATTACTATACTTCTATTACACGTGCACGTTTTGAAGAATTAAATGCAACTTTGTTTAACAAGTGTATTCAATTTATTGATAGAGTACTTTCTGATTCTAAAATGGGTAAAAGCGATATCCATGAAATTGTGTTAGTAGGTGGTAGTACACGTATACCTAAACTTCAATCAATGATACGTGCCTATTTTAATGATAAAGAATTAAATAAAAACATTAATCCAGATGAAGCAGTTGCATATGGAGCAGCAGTGCAAGCGGCTATTCTTACTGGGAACACAAATAGTAAAACAAGTGAAATGGTACTGTTAGATGTAACACCTTTGTCTCTTGGTCTAGAAACTGCTGGTGGAGTTATGACTAAAATCATTCCACGCAACAGTACTATTCCATGTACTAAAAAACAAACTTTTTCTACTTATTCTGATAACCAACCAGCTGTCACTATTCAAGTATTTGAAGGAGAACGTGGATTTACAAAAGATAATAATCTACTTGGGAAATTTGACTTGACTGGTATTCCTCCTATGCCTCGTGGGCAACCACAGATTGAAGTAGAATTTAATGTAAATGAAAATGGTATTCTTCATGTATCAGCTAGTGAAAAATCAACTGGTTCTAAAAAAGACATTGAAATTAAAAATGACAACCAACGATTTACAACAGAAGAAATTGAACGCATGGTTCAAGAAGCTGAACAATTCAAAGAAGAAGATGAAAAAGAAACATCGCGTATTCAAGCACGAAACCAATTAGAAGCAATGGCATATCAAGCAA